GAAGCATCCGTTCGGCATCGAATACAAGCCCGACGACCTCGGCGGGCCGCCCATAGCGTATTACATCCGGCCGAACTACGAGACCATCACATCGGATCGGATAGACGCCAAAGAGATCGACCATATTAAAGTCGAGGTGGACAGCGACATTCCTCGAGGTATCAGCGTGCTCTGGAGCGTGCGGAGGCGGCTGCGGCAGTACGACACGTGGTTGGGGGATCGCCTGATACTGAATAAGCTTCGCACGGCCATCGTGCTGGTGCGCAAGCACAAGGGCGCGAGCCCATCGCAAATCGCGGCCTTTGCCACCGCCCAGCAGACGGAGAGCAAGACGGACGATCTGACGGGCGACAGCTACCGAAGCAAGACGATTCACCCCGGTAGTGTCGTGGACATCCCGGACACTGTTGATCTCGAGTACATGGCTGCGAACATCAACGCGCGCGACGTCGCCGCTGACGGCAGGGCGGTTCTGCTTTCGGTTGCCGCTGGCATAGGGCAGCCGGAATACATGGTCACGGGTGATGCCAGCAATGCGAACTATGCAAGCACGATGGTGGCCGAAGGGCCTGGAGTGAAAGAGTTCGAATATTGGCAGGGCGTGTTCGGCGGGGAGTTCGCTGCCATCTGGCGACGGGTCATGGCGTGGGCAGGCCAGGCACACGCGGGGGCGGCCGCCGTTGCCGCCTGTGGCGTACAAGTCGTAGGTGCACGGGTGATTACGCGCAAACCGAAGGAAGAGGCCGAGACGGGCCAGATTCTGGCGGACAACGGCGTGATCAGCAAGCGCACGTGGGCGGCGCGGGAAGGGCTCGACTACGAGGAAGAGCAGCGCTACATCGAGGCGGAAGAGGGCACGGGCGCCGGGGGCCCTGTAAGTCGCGACGAAGGCGAGGCAGAGGATGAGGGCGCGAGCCTCGAGGGTGCCCGGCAACCCCAGGAGCTACCGGCGGCATGATGATCGTTGCCGAAAGGACTAACCTGCCCCGCGTGGTGCTGCGGAAGATGCAGAAGGCGCAGCTGCGCGCCGCCGATCTCTCGGTCGCCCAGGTCCTCCGCGATCTCAAGGCAACTCTGAATGCGGAGAGCCGCGTCGAGCGGCTGCTGGCATTGAGTCGGGAGCAGCGGGATATCCTATCCTGGACCTGGCCATACGCGGAGGATACCGAGCTTCCGCTGGCGCCGCCTGCCGCACGCGCTCTCGGCAACGATATCGCCGACGAAATCCAGAGACGCCGTGCGCCAATGATACGCGAGGCGCATGCGCTGGTGGGGCGCACCTTCATTGCCATCGCCGAGCGGGCTTATGTGGCCTACCAGTGGATCGTAGATTCGATGGATCAGGACATGGTGGATGCTTTGGGCCGCGTGCGGGAAGAGCGTGCCGTGGCCGCCACGCTTTTGGCGGAGCAGGAAGGCGAGGCTCTTCCCTTTCCCGACCACGCGAGGCTTACGGGGCTGTACGTGCCGGCGACGAACGACCAGACGATGCGATGGGTAAACGCGCGGGCCCCCTGGGACGGTAAGGCCTTATTGAATCGATTTGAGGACCTCGAGGATTTTGATCGCGGCGTGCTGCGGGCGCAGCTCGTGCAAGGGCTCCGCGAAGGCCAGGGCATGGCCAAGATAGCGAGGAACGTCCGCAAGGGCGTGGGCATGGTTCAGCATCGGGCAACGACCATCGCGCGCACCGAGATCATGCGAGCGAGCCACGAGGCAAAGGAAGAGACCTTTGCGATGTTCCGGAAGGACGGGACGATCGGTGGCGTGGGGATCACGGCCGCACTCGATGATAGGGTCTGCGAGTTGTGCATGTACTACGACGGCATGGAGTATTTCTACCACAAGGACCCGCCGATCAGCGACATGCCCATGCTGCCTTTGCACCCAAATTGTAGGTGCGCGTCAGTGCCCATAAGCGCACTGTGGGATAAGCTGGGCGTGCCGAAGGGCGAGCGGTGGACCGGCTACCGGGCAGGTCGCGGGGTGAAGGTGCCGGTGGATACGGACTTCAACGGTTGGCTGCGCCGGATGGAGAAAGCACATCCCGGCTACGGCGGGAAGTTATTTACGAGCAAGGGCCGATATGCGGCGTGGATGCAAGGGCAAGATGTGAGGGCCGTCATACGCAGTGACCCCGGCATCTGGAAACGGATGGAGGCCGTGCCGAAATATGGCAGTGCTCGGACACGGTCGCGGCGAAGGCGCAAAGGGCAAAGCGGCGCCGAACCTGCCAAATAGCTGGGCGCTGGAACGATCCTGCTTCTTAAGCCCCCGCAACGCCCCTTTTGGCTCCCCGGAAGTCTGACCGGGCTCCTCCCTGTGTACTTTCGGAAGTCGGTATTCGGAAGGCGGCTGATAAAATACGCGCGAAGAGAGGGGCTTACGCATGCCGTGGACGATGGACGATGTTGCCAGCAAGACGAAGCTCGCCAGCACCGCAGCCCTGAAGCGGCTGTGGGTAAGCGTGGCGAACCAGGAGCTGGCCCGCTGCAAAGGGCCGCAGGAGGAATGCGAGGCCAGGGCGATACGGATTGCCAACGCAGCGGTGAGAAAGGCGGTGAGTGAGAGCATGCCGGATATTACGGAGGCAGGATGGACCACGGCCTACATGAACGATCTGCCCGATGGCAGCTTTGCCTATATCGAGCCTGGCGGCAGCGAGGACGGGCAAGGCAAGACCACGCCGCGCAGCCTGCGGCACTATCCCTTCAAAGACGCGGGCGGTAAAGTCGATCTGCCGCATCTGCGGGCAGCGTTGCGATACGCGGCGCGGGAGATCAAGCGCGGGGGCAGGGGAGCGGGCTTGGCGCAGAAGGCCATGCCGAAACTGAAAGCTGCGGCCAAGGCCGCAGGCGTGGGGCAGTATGCGGAGAGCCTCCAGGTGGTCGAGTTCCGCGAGGAAACTATGGGCCTGGATAACAGCGCGCATGTGGATCGGGAGGCGAGCATGATACGCGACGTGGCGCTGCTGGGCGCTAACAGCAAGAACGACCGCACGTACCTCCCGGACGCGCTGACGCAGGCCGCGCGCCTGCTCGATGGCATAAAGGCATACGCAGATCACCCGCCCGAACACGACATAGACAAAGTGCGTGGCATACGCGAAGGGTTGGGCAAGGTGCAGGCCACGCGGGTTGACGGCAGCAAGGTGCGCGGTGATTTCCATGTAGTGCCACATGCCGGTTGGGTGTTGGATTTGGCTGAACGCATGCCGGAGATGGTGGGGTTCAGCATCAACGGGCGGGGCTACACCTACCAAGACGACGATGGGCACACCATCGTAGAGGCTTTCGAGCGGATACGCAGCGTCGATTTGGTAAGCGAACCCGCAAGCACCAGCAGCTTGTACGAGGGCACGCAGCACGACGACGAGGCAGGCGCGGCGGCACTTACGGTGCGGCTGAAGGGCGTAACGGACGAACAGCTTAGCGAGTACCTGGGCGCACAGCGGCCCACGGTTTTACAGGCTATCCGAGAGGAGGTGAGGAAGGGCATGGGTGCTGACGACACCATCAAAGAGCTGGAAGAAGAAAAGAAAACTCTCGAGGCGAGCAAGACCGACCTCGAGGGGAAGATGAAGGAGAAGGAGGAGGAGCTTGAAACGCTGCGGGCCGCAGAGGCCCGTAGGGAGAAGGAAAGGCTTGTGGCAGAGAAGCTGGAAAAGGCCGAGCTGCCGGATGAGGCCAAGACCGAGGAGTTCACGGAGCAGTTGATGGTCGCGCCCGATGAGGCGGCCATCGACAAGTGGATCGCGGATAGGGTGAAGGTCATGAAGACCAAGGAGGCCACGTCGGCAGGCAGCGGCGAAGGTACTGGAGGCAAGGCTACGGACGAGGAAGTCGAAGAGGCGTTCGCCGGCTAGTGCCGGTGAGCGCGCTTCCCTGAAAGCACTTGAGCGAAACGTAAAGGAGGCATGCAATGGCAGACGTACACAGACACAGGTGGGGTAACATCAACCCCAAGGACATGGCGGTCGCCAGCGCGACGGTCATCGAGATCGGCGATCTGCTCTGGTACGACGTCGCCAACAATCAGGTCAAGAACATGGCCAGTCTGGTCTTTACGGACTTGGCCAACGGGCAGCTGCGTTCGCATTTCCTCTTCGCGGGGATTGCGATGAGCGCCAGCGCCAGCCTCGCCACCGCCGACATCAAGGTGGGCACGGCGGGCGTATGGGAGCTTCCGTGCGCGAGCGCGAGCTTCGGCCAGAACGACCTCGTGGGCATCGACGACAACGCCGGGCCGACCGCCTACGTTGACCAGCAGGTCATCGCTGCGGGCGACGAGATGTTGAGCATCGGCCGCGTGGCGGCCGTAGCTGCAACCGTGACCACCGTGCTGGTCGAGATCAACCCGCGCATCGTGCGCGGCGGTTGGGGCAGCGCAGGCGCGATTACCATATCGCAGACCTGTGCCACCGATGGCACGACCACGTACATCATCTTCCCCACGGCAAGCAGCGCCGAGGGCGCGCCGTTCAAGTTCCGCGTGATGGATGCGTGGATTCTCAAGACGCACGCCAACGGCGGCGCGGGCGATAAGCTCGAGCTGCTTAACGTTGCGAACCTGATCGGCGACGTAGACGGCAACATCAACGACAAAGCGGTTGGCCGCATTGACGACATCGACGACGCGTACCACGATGTGGCGGAGAGTACGCTATTCAGCATCAAGTGGACGAAGGCCACGTCTTCGCAGGGGATCGCTTACATCACCATCAAGCCCATAGCGTAAGGCGTGGGCAGAGCCTCTAACAGCGCACCACACTGAAGGAGGTGACAGCATTGAGACCGGCAGCAATCAAGAACCTCATTGAGCGCGTGGGCGCTGTGGAGTGCGGCCGAAGAGTCGCAGAGCTTATAGCCACCGGCAGAGTCAGGTCGGCCGACATCAGCGTGCGCGGACTTTGGGAAGCCACGGTCGGCCCGGTCGGCGAGACGCTCGCCGTTGCCGCGCGCCAGCGAGGCTTCATCAGGCCGTTGCGTGAAGGGGCTGTCGATAGCACGGCGTTCTCCGCCGTGTTCGGGCAGATACTCTTCAGCCGCGTGATGAACGAGTACAGCCAGGATATCTGGGTGTGCGACCAACTGGTCGACACCATCCAGACGACCCAACTGAGCGAGCGGGCCCCTGGGTTCCAACTCCAGGATGAGAACGCCGAAGTGAACGAGGGCATGCCTTATCCCGAAGCTGGCATGGTAGACGAGTACGTCGGCTTCGTGAGCGGGAAAAAGCGCGGAGAAATCCTGTCCATCACCGAGGAAGCGGTGTTCCGCGACAATACAGGCTTCCTGCTCAGAAAGGCCGGCAACATCTCCCACTATCTGCGGCAGCAGAAGGAGCAGCGCATCCTCAACGTGGTAACGGGCACGACCAACGCCTACCGGATCAACGGCACGAACACGGCGCTCTACAGCGCCACGGCCGCAAGCGCAGGCGGGCACGGCAACCTGGTTGCCACAAATGCGCTCGTGGATTGGACGGACGTCGACGCGGTGCTGGCGTTGATAGCCTTGCAGCGCGAGAGCGACATGACCACGCCTGTGGTGGTCATGGTGAGGCAGGTGCTCGTTCCGAAGGCCCTGTTTGCGACGGCAATGCGCGTGCTCGACGCGACCGGCAATTACTACCTGAGCCGCGTCAACGCAGCCGCGGGCACGGCGGATGTCCAGTACGGCATGCCCGGCAAGAATCCCTACGCCGGGCAGTACGCGCTGGTGAGCACGCCGCTGCTTGACGCCCTTAGTACCTCGAGCTGGTACATGATGGACGGGCCGCGGGCGTTCGTGTATCGCCAGCACTGGCCTCTGCAGATGTTCAGGCAGGGCGCCGACAGCGACTTGGCGTTCGAGCGCGACATAGTGGTGCGGTTCAAGATCCGCGAGTGGGGCACGGCCGAGGTCATCGATCACAGGTCGACCTACCAGAGCACGGCATAAAGGACAACCCCGCCAAGCCAAGGATAGGAGCCAGGCATGTATTACCAGGTGCGCATGAGCGGCAACGAGGCGGTCGAAATGCCCGGCCAGCGAGTCGAGCTTCAGACGCCGCTGGAGATGCTGCTTTTCGACATCCTGATGGAGGTGCGGCGGCAGAATAAAGGTCTTTACGCGGCAATGGGCATGCTGGCCAAAGTGGCTCGCGTGCCCTTGCCTGCGGAAGCCAAGGACTTATTGGGACAACGTCATGGCGTACCCGACAGAGGCAGAGCTTCAAACGAAACGGGCGCTGATCGAGACGCAGATAAGTAGCGTGCTGACAGCGGGCTCGAGGACGTACAAGGTGGGCGAAAGGATGGTGGCCCACACGGAGTACCTCGCCGAGCTGCGCAAGCAGCTGGAACTGGTGGATAAGCAGCTCGGCAGCCTGCCTGCGTGGGAAGAGACGCGCTACAACGATCCTGCGGGCCCATAGGAGGGCGTGAGGTGTCGCTTGCCGACCAAGCTGCTACCGACCTGGACATGATGTTCAGCGACTGGGGCGTATCGATCACGTACAAGGCCGCCACCGCTGTTGGCTTCAGTGCCGAGTCGGGCACACACAGCACCACCAGCAGCGATACAGCACTCACGGCGTTGCGGGAAACCATACGGAGCAGCGAGGTCGCGGCGACGGCGGGAGGCATTGCCGTGCGCATCTCCGATCTTCGTTATGGTATCAAGGTGGCCGACCTGGCTGCGGAACCGGAAGCCGACGATCAGATCGTAGACGGCGCCGAGACCTTCCGCGTGCTGGGCCAGCGAAAAAGCGCTGATGAGAACCTATGGTGGGTCTATGCCAGGAGGGTGCCGTAGTGCCCGCGACGATGCAATCAGCGCAGCAGATACTGCGGACGAGCACGCTACAAGGCCAGCGGCAGGGTGCCCGCATGTTCACCATCCATTGGGAGACCGAACGCGCCAACGCCGAACTGGCAAAGTTCTTCAGCATGTATCGGAAGAATCTATCGAAGGCGCTGAAGATGGTCGCCGCGCTGGTTATGGAGGGCCTGATAAAGTTCACGCCCGTCGACACCGGTAGGGCTAGGGCGGGCTGGTACATACCCGCCAGCAAGCTATCGCCTGCTGCGGCTGCCACAGCCGCCACCCACCCAAAGCCGGAAGGGGCGGAGGGTTTGCCGAAGGGCGCGATCAAGATGCACCTGCAGGGCAGCGAACAGTACATCGAGATGAGCAACCTGGTGGATTACATCATCATGCTGGAATTCAACTGGAGCGAGCAGACGCATGGGCAAGGCATTCTGCGCCACGCGATGCACGATGGACGGCGGCATTTACGGAGGCATCTGCGTAATGTGCTGACCGGCCGCGAAGAGATGATGAGGCTCTAATGATTGCCGAGGATGTGCACCAGGCGGTGATGAAGCACCTGCAAGACAATTGGACTGAATGTACGGTGCAATATCCTGCCGTGCCTTTCAGCAGCACCGGGCTTACAGAATGGATCAAGCCCGTGGTGCAGGCGGCGGGCAGGCCGTGCCGTGAGGGCGAGCAGGATCGCCTCGTTGCGTTGGTGGTCTACATAATGCACGCCACGAGCGACGGCAACGCCTACAGGGTGCAGCAGCTGGCGGACGCTCTGGGCGCCGAGTTCGGGCAGAAGAGTATCGCAACCAGCGCGGGCCGCACCATACGTTTCAAGGAAGGGCAATTTGCATATTTTCCGCAACCCGCGGTCGCAAGCGCGATGTCGGGACCTGGTGGTGCAGGCCCTGGCGACGTGGAGCGCGACGGCGGCGCGGTGCGATTCGAAGGCATGGTAATCGAGGCAACCTAAGGAGAAATGACGATGGGATAGCAGCCGGAGGCGTCGCGGCCTGATCAGCCGCGATTCGTCACGAGCAGATTTGGGCACCTGACTGCATGCAGGCGGTCAGGTGCCTTTTTTTGTGTCTGCGCCTCCGGCTGCTCACCCATCAAGGAAGAGGAGGTGATTTTCTGTGAGCGTAACCAAGAACCTGCGCGATGGCACCCTTGTCCTGCAGGACAGCGGCGCCGCGAATAGCATCACACTGGCGTGCGAAGCAGGGGACCTGCGATTCGCCGAATCGAACGCCGTAATCAACGTGTTGGATCGCGGCGATTTGAGCCACATGCGCCAGGGCGACGAGGTGCCCGTAGCACTGAGTTGGACGTTGAAGTTCATCGAGCTCATAAGCAGCGATACGGGAATCCCCACCGCCTACGAGGCCATCAAGAATATCCAGGCGGCCTCCGGCTGGACGAGCACCAACACGGATGGCGGGGATGTGTTCACTCTGGACATGGTATTCACCATCGCCACGCCGACAGCGGGCGAAACGGCAGAGATCATCACGTTCGCAAACGCGCATGGTGCGATGGAGTTCGCCGAGGGCGACGAATACAACACGCTGGCCTTCACCGGTCAAGCGTTCATCGTTGCGCCGGAGGTCAGCAAGACCTAAAGGAGGGCAGCTATGCAGAAGAGAATTGCATGCCCTTGCGGCGCGCGTGTGCGGTGGGCCTTCTTTCGGCGCACCATAGCCGAGGACGTCGTAGCGGCAAACCTGGAGGCCGTAGAGGCCGAAGTGGTCGCCAGCTGCCCGACCTGCAGCAGGCCACAGGCGACCGAAGCCGCAAATGGCCCTGTGGCGCGCGAGGGCGAAACCGCGCCCAACCCACAACACGGTGCCCCAAAGGCCCAGGACGGCGAAGCTGGGCCTACCCAGGGCCCTAATAAGCGGGGTACGCCCACAAAGCGGAAAGGCCCACGTAGGACCAAACGCAAAGACAGCCGCCATGCGGCGAAGTAGGAAAGGATGAGGATATGAAAATCGAAGGGCTTACGCCGAACCAGATCGGCGACGAGGGCGAGGTCACACTGCCGCGCAGGAAAGGGGACGACATAACCCTGCGCCTGCGCGGCGTGCCAATGGGCTTTGACGAGAAGCTGGATTTCGGGCCGCCACCACAAGCGCCGATGCGCGGATTTGCGCAGGATGCCAAAGGCAAGCTGCTGCGCGATCCCGACACCACCAAGCCCGTGCCGGTGCGCGATGAGGCCGACGCGGCATACGTCAAGGCCATGCGCTTACGCAACCGCCTCAGCACGATGGCACTGGTGCACTTTGCTTTGGGTGCCGACGACCGCGTAAGCTGGGATACGAAACGCGAGGACTGCAGCACTGACGCGGAGTTCTACGGCAAGCTGCACGCGGAGTTCCTGGCCATGGGCTTTGCCGTTGGGGATTACGGGCTTATCGTTGACGAGGTGCTGCGGCTGTCCAACATTGGCCAAGATCAGATCGACCAGACCAAGGAGGCTTTTACGCGCGCGGCAGCACTGGCCTAGCGCCACAACTGCCGCCCGATACTGGCCGCACGCAGCTGTACCTGATCTACTCAGCATGTGAGCGATTCGGCATGCAGGTGGAAACCTTCTACGGGCTGACGCGCCGCCAGCAGTTGCGATACCTGGCGTTTGAGCTAATACGCCAGGCGGAAAGCATACCACCGGCCAAAGGGATGACATGATTCTCGAACGCCTAGTTGCACGAATCGAAGGTCAGAGCGGCCAGTTTGATCGCACCATGAGCAACATCGAGGGGCGGCAGCGCGCCATGACGCAGCGCACCAGCGGCATGTGGCGGATGTTCGGGATGGCTGCGGCAGCCGCAGTGATTGCGGCAAGTGTCGCCGTCACCAGCATGGCGGTTCAGTTCGATCAGTCCATGCGCCAGGTGTGGACGCTCGTTGACGTTACCGAAGCGGAATTCCAAAGCCTGAAAGAGGGCGTGCTTGACGTCAGCGCGGCGATAGGCGAAAGCCAAACGGTTACGTCGCGGGCGTTGTATCAGGCTGTATCAGGCGGCGTTGCCCTAGGGGAGGCGCTCGAGTTTGTCGAGACGGCGGGGCGGGCTGCGATCGCAGGCGCT